ATGCTCCCGGCGCTGTAGTCGGTGCGGCACTGGGGGCATGTGACGACGTTGCGTCCGTCGGTCCACAGCCGCCAGCCGCAGGCCCGTCCGTCGGCGTCGGGGTGGTCGCTGACGCAGTTGAGGGGGATGCCGACGTGGGCGGTGGACATGACGTCGCCGTGGCGCTTGAGCAGCCCGCGCTGCTCCCGCACCTCGCGTGCGACTTCCTCGATTGGCCACTTGGCGTCCTCGACCATGAGGGCGAGCTGAGCCCGCAGGAAGCCCACCACGCCGTTGAGGGTGGCGTCCTGTGCGATGACGCCACCGCGTGCCCGCCAGAGGCTTACGGGGCCGTACGGGGCCATGTGGCGGCGTTCCCGCCATGCGCGCTCCCACTCCTCGAGGACGGGCAGCGCATCTGCCGCCATAGCGTCGTCGAGTGCGCCGACGTCGAGCGGGGGCCGTGATCCGGCCCTGCCGCTGCCGGTGTCCGTTCCGCTCGCGCGTGGCCTCGTCGCCGGCGTGAGGTGGTCTGCTGCGGCGCGGGTCAGGGTGACGATGGCGCACAGGTCGTCGTCGAGCTTCGCGGCGCATCGCTGGCAGACGGTCCACCCGCCGACGGGGTCGGCGTTGGCGCAGATGACGCACAGGTGGTCGGTCACGCGACGCGCTCCGCTCGCTCGATCTCGCGGCGTCGCGCCGCTGCGATGCGTGATCGCTCGCGGCTACACGTGATGCAGTTGCGAGCGGTTGGTCGTCCGGGTGGGCGGTAGGTGTTGGCCTCGTCGTAGGGGTGACCCGCCGAGCAGTGTGTCTTGCGGCCCTGGTAGTTGTCCGTCCCGCGCAGCGCCGCCCAGCGCCCCTTGTGAATCGCGTCCCACACGTTGTCCGTTGGCGTTCCGAGAAACAGGTGGGCCGGGTTGACGCACGGCGGGTTGTCGCAGCGGTGGCACACGACCATGCCCTCGGGGATGGGCCCGTTGTGGAGTTCGTAGCTGTAGCGGTGGGCGTAGGTAGTCCGTCCCTCAATCTGGATCTTCCCGTAGGCCCCAGAGTCGACCCAGGGCCAGCACTCTGCGGCGTCGAGCCCTGCCGTGCGTGACGCGAACCTGACTTCGGCGGGTCGGGGATGGGGTGCCATTACAGAACCTCTCGGATTGTCAGGATGAGTCTGGGGTCACCGTCGGGGGGTAAAATCTGAGGCATCGACCGGACCATGTACGCCGGGGTGTCGTCGGGGACGATCCCGGCGTCGACGATGCCGTCGCACAGCGCCTTGAACAGCGGCACGACGAGGTTGTCTGGGTCGCGGCGGCGCTTGTCGCGGGGGACGTAGGTGAGGCCGACGGCGATGCGCTCCAGCACCGGCGCGGGGGCGGGGCTGTGGACGCCGATGGCGAGGTACACGAGCCCGTGTGCCGCGAGGCGTACCTCGGCCACCTTGCGCGCCTTGACCCGCCAGTGGTCGCGGTCGTTCGCGCTTGCCGGGGGCACGGACCACGGCAGCCGGATCTCCCACGTCCGCCCGTACCGCTCGGCGCTCACGGTCGCTCCCGGATGATGCGCGCGATGTGCAGTGCTTCCTCGCGGCGGATCTGGCAGACGGTCGCCGCGGTTCGGTCCTGGTACGTGATGGTGAGCGAGTCGAGTTCCGCCGCGCGCGCCTCAACAGCCCCCGCGAGTCGTTCCCGCAGGTCGCCGTCGTGCGCGTCGAGGGCAGCGACAACGGCGCGGGCGGCGTAGTCGACGGTGCGGCGGTGGTCGGGCAGTTCCGGGAGGTGCGCGTCGATCGCCTCCGCCGCGACCTCGACACGGCGCTCGTCGGCGGGAGGCGCGCAGCGGTCGCAGGGTCGGTCGTCGGCGTAGCCGTGGAGGCATCGGGTCACGACGCACCGTCCACGGCAGCGCGGACCAGCACGGACCACACGCGGTTGCGGCCCTCGGGTCCGTCGCACAGCGCAAGCACGGCGGCGACCTGGGCCTCGGCCTTCTCGGCGCGCGTCGTGAGCTGCTGGCGGATCGCATCCTGCGACTCGTCGCGGCGGCGGTGCTCGGCGTTCACGTAGGTCAGCCGCTCGACCTCGGCGAGGAGGAACCGCACGTCCTCGGTGGCGTTCAGGTGGCCGTCTCGGACGCGGATCGCGTCGAGGTCGAGCGGGGTGTCGGTCACGACGTCTCTCCTGTCGTGGGGGCGTGGCGGTCGGCGCGGCCGGGGGTGCGTACAACGAACGCTGTGGAGGTGGCAGCATCCGTTGCCCCAGGCCGCGCCGAGATCGTGTTTGTCGTGCAGTGGCAGTGAGTCCCGGGCGCGGCGGATGCCGTGCACCAGCGCGTGCCCGGGCCGCCCGGGTGTGCACGGTGCCCGCAGTCAACGCAGGGGGGCTGGTCAGTGGCGGTGTCGGGGGTCATCGGCCCTCCTCAGGGGCGTGGCGGTCGAGCAGGGCAGTGAGGTCGTCGAGCAGGTCGGTCACGGTCGTGGCGTCGAACGCGTCGCCGATGTCGCGCGTCTTGTACCCGCGCCACGTCCTCGCTTCGGCCACCTTCGCCCGCAACTCCGCGTCGAGGGCGGCGTGGGCGGTGCGGCTGGCGTCCCGCTCGGCCTGGACACCCGCGAGCATCCCGGCGCGGCGGTCGATCTCCTCCGACGCCCACACGGCCTTCCGCAGCCGCTCCACCTCGTCGGCGGCGTCGCACAGGGCGTCGCGCTCGGCGGCGGTGATGACGATGCGGTCGGGCAGTATCGTGACGGGACGCGCACGGAGCGCGGCGGTGTCGGGTGTCATGAGCGGTCCTCTGTCGTGTCGGCGGTGATGCGGGCGAGCTCGGCCATGCGCTCGGCGGCGGTGACGGCGGACGGATGGCGCTCGGCGTCGGACGGGCCGTCGCCGCGAGGGTTGACGTACCGCAGCCCGTTCGGGTGGCGCACGTCGCCGTCGCCGGCGCCGAGGATGGCGCTGCGGGCGACGGCGGCGTAGGCGCGGTCGTCGGCGAGGAGCGCGGCCCGGACATCGGCCCAGCGCCAGTCGGGGCGTAGGGCTGTGATGACGCGGGCGAGGGCTGACCATTCGTTGAGTTCGGGGTCGCGCCCTAGTGCCACACTCCGGCTGGAAGTCGGTTTTCCCTGTGCTGTGCTGTGCTTCGCTTCATTGAGACCGGAATCCGCCGGAACGTGTACCGGATTCCGCCCGGAATCCGCCCGGAATCCGCCCGGAATGGCCGTCATGCGCTGTCTCCTCTCATGCGGGCTTTGCGGTCGCGCTCCATGCGGAGCCGTGCCTGCCGCGCCTCGCGCGACTCGTTCCAGTTCAGCCACCCGGTGATGCCGTAGATGCCCGGTGGGCCTTCCTCCACGGCGCCGACTTCAATGAGGCGGGTGATGCGTTTGCGCCAGTTCGTGATGCCGAACCGTGCGATCTGCCCGGCCTCTAGCACGCCGTCGGAGTCGAGCTGCTTGGCCTTTGTGGACATGGCGAGGTACAGCCACCCGGCGGCTTCTCCGGCGGCGATGATCTTCGGGTCGTCGAAGAAGTTGACGTCGAGGGGCACGTAGATGCGCGTCGCGGTGCGGGCCATTACGCGGCGTCCCCGCCGAACAGGTCAGCCTGCTCATGCGCCCCGAGGCACGCGGGGCTGACCCAGAGACGTTCACGGCGCCCGTTGTCGGCGCGCACGCTGTACCCGGCGCCCCCGCCAGCCTTCCCAGCGGTTGCGGTCCACCCGAGGGGAAGGAGGTCGTCGTGCTCGTCGTCGTAGCCGCAGAGCACGATCCGGAGGTCGCTCGGCGCCGTCTTGCACCACTCACGAACGTCGGCACTGACTGTGCTGTCGCCGTGGGCGTACAGGTCGCCACTGGTGGCGTACGGCGGGTCGAGGAACAGCGCGCGCGACCCGTCGCCACCCGCGCCACTGCGAGTGACTGAGGGCTGTACGACCCGACGCCAGTCCCCGCAGGTGATACGCACGCGGGTCATGCGCGCTGAGAGTCGCCCGAGGTAGTCGATGAGTCCCTGGCCCGCGTTGCCGAGGTGGGGGAGTTCCCGGTTCACGCCCCGGCCCGCGTCGCCGAGGTGGGGGAGTTTGCGCGAGTCGCGGAGGTGACCGTCAACCACGCGCCACGGGCCAGACCCGAACGGGTCACCGATGCCGCACGCCAGGACGTACAGCCACCACCCTGCAGCCTTCGCGTCGTGGTTCTCCGGGTCGCCCTCGAGCCACGCCACGAGGTCCGGCGTCCGGCGCTCGTTCAGCCACGCGAGACGCGCATGGTAGTCGATCTCAGTCACGGGGCCGTAGGCGTGCTCGGCGACGCGGGCCGGGGCGTGTTGGATCGAGCGCCACGCGTTCACCAGCCACCCGTCGGCGTCGTTCAGCGTCTCGACGCGGCGCCCCTTGAACTCGGGGCGTGCGAGCAGGACGGCGGCGGAACCTGCGAACGGCTCGACGTAACCCGACGGGTCGCCAAGTCGCGGCCAGATGAGCGACGCCGCCCGGCGCTTGCCGCCGAAGTACGGGAATGGCGCGGCGAGTGTCACGCCTCCTCCTTCGTGTCGATGCTGTGCCTGCCCGCTGCGATGAACGCGGCGTGCGCGGTGGGGTGGATGACGTCGGGGCACCAGCCGCAGCCGTCGGTGGTGCAGACGGCGACCCACGCGGCGTACAGGCCGGGGGCGCGGATGATGTCGACGGCGTGCGGCTCGGTCACGCGGCACGCTCCGCGACGTACGCCAGGAGCTGCGCGCCGAGGTGTTCGGTGTACGCCGGCGGGATGGCCTGAGACAGGTCGTCGCCGGACATCCAGTCGATGCCCATGAGCTCCCGGCGGACGTGGACCTTGGGGGTGTAGCCGCCGCGGCGGACCTCTCGGGCGTGTCGTCGGTCGCTCGAGCCGCCCCCGTAGACGCCGCCGACGTCGACCGCCGGGTCGTGGCGGCAGGGGCCGGGCGCCATGAGCAGCGCATTCGACTCGAACAGGCGGTGGCGTCGGAGGGCGAGTGGCGTCCCGTCGTCATCGGTGGCGCGCAGGTCGAACATGGAGCCGCAGAGGGTGACGTACTGCTGCATGGGGACGCCGGGGACGTTCTCGATGACCCACATGCCGCCGGTGCGCTCGGCCCATGCCACGAGGGCGTCGCGGACGGGGGCGTACAGGTCGGGGTGCTCGACGTTGTGCGTGTGCTTCGTGATGCTGTACGCCTGGCACGGAGGGCTCGCGTGAATCACGTCGAAGCCGTCGAGGTAGGCGTGGTCGGCGAGGACGTCCATCGCGTCACCGACGGTGATCTCGTAGGGGTAGCTGCGGTGCGGCTCGCTGTCGACGCCGACGACGTCGAAGCCCGCCCGGTCATAGCCGACGGAGCAGCCGCCCGCGCCACAGAACAGGTCGAGCAGTCGGGGCCTCACGCGACACGCTCCGAGAAATCTTCCCCAGATGTATTGACACCTGTATAGACAGGGTGCATCATTGACCCATGAGCACAGAGCAGACCCGCCGCCCCCTGATCTTTAGCGCGACCGCAGACGCGATGGTCCCCATGACCGACGAGCAGTTGCTCGTCGAGGGCTGGGTCCGACTCCGCAACGGCAACTACCGCAAGTCGGTCTGACATGCCGACCCCCATGCGCGCCATGCGCATCCCCGACGACCTCTGGAACGCCGTGCGGGAGAAGGCTGAGCGCGACGGTACGAACGTGACGGCGGTCGTCGTCGCGGCGCTGTCGCGGTACGTCAAGCGCGGCTGAGCCCTCATGCCGGCGCCTCCAGCGCGCCGGGCTCGAAGTACACGACGCGCCCGTGCGACCACACGACACCGCCAGCGATGCCCTGCCACTCCTTGCCCAACCCGCGGGGGTCCATCACGTCGAGGCACCACTGCCGCGTCGCCAGCGGGCACGCCGCGCACAGCGTGAGGCCGTTGCGGATGTCGGGGTTGCGGTCGGGGTGCAGTTCCTTCGGCAGGAGCCCGTCGGAGTCCATCGTCACGCCGGCGCAGGGCGTCTCGGTCGGCGGCGTCGGGATAGGGATGGCCCACGGCGCGGTGGGGGCGACGGTGGGGTTGCCGTAGCCCTCGACGCGCAGCTTCTTCAGCGCCATGAAGGCGGCGTTGCGGGTGATGCCGAGCCGTTCGGCGATGGCCTTGGGGGTGACGTGGCCTTGGTCGACGAGGTCGGCGACGGTGCCGCGACGGTCGACGTGCAGGGGGGCGTACTCGCCGAGGCGCCCGGAGGTCTTGGCGCGGTCGTAGCAGGTGGTGCAGAGGCCGCGTCTGTACATGACCATGTCGCGGTTGCATTCGACGCAGATGCCGCGGGAGCGTCCCTTGCGGCTCACGTCGCCACCTCCCGCAGCGCGGTCATCGCGGCGTCGAGGCGGGTCGCGGCGGTGGTGTGCTCGTCGAAGCTGCGGGCCTCGGTCCACTGCTCCCACGCCGCGACGGCCTCGCGGGTGCGCTGCATGGCGCAGATGGCACAGCCGCTCGGGTTGTGGACGTAGGGCGTGCGCTGCCCTGGTGGCAGGTACGTCGTCGTCGGCTCGGTCATGCCGCACCGCCGGGCTGCGTGATGACGACGGCCTGTCCCCATCGCTCAACGACGCAGAGCGTGCGGTTTCCGTTGGCGCTGCCGTAGTCGTCGGCGTACACGTCGGTCCCGGTGTTGAACCGGAAGACGCCGCCCTTGTAGCCCTGGAAGATCGCGCCGGCGAGGGCGTCGTCGACCTTGGCGAGCAGGTCGCCGACAGTCAGCCGCTCGTTTGAGCAGTCGGCCCACGTGAGGGTGGCTTCGGTGTAGTCGCCGCGCCACGAGTCGAGGCCAGCGACGCCTGCGCCGAAGTCGAGGACGACCTGCGCGGCGGGGTCTATCTCGGCGAGCTGCTTGCGGAGTGTTTCGAGGTTCATGGCTGCTCCGTGGGGTAGGCGGGGAACGCGCCCGGTCGTGCCGGATGCGGGTCGAGCGCGTCGAGGGCGGTGGCGGCGCGGCACCAGTGGCCGCAGTCGCAGGAGGTGCGCGGGCAGTCGGGGGGCGTCATGAGCGCGACCATCGCTCGCCGCAGTCGGGGCAAAGCCACTCCACGATGCGGTCGCGCTCCGGGTCACTGACGCCGATGAGCCGCGAGAAGAACCGATCCTCGGCTGCCCTCTCGCCGTAGGGGAGGCAGAAGCACCGTCCGTAGCGTGCGAACGCCTCGGCGTGGTGTGCGGGGTCGACGTCGTGCAGCGCCGCATCGAAGTAGCGGTCGGGGATCGGCTCGCCGCGCAGGTCGCACCCGTTGGGGCACGTCGGCTCGGCACTCACGCGAACCACGCCCGCCACACCAGCCAGCACCCGCCGACGATCAGCACCACCGACACGGCACCGGCCCACAGCAGCACGGGGGCGTCCTGTCCGCAGCGGGGACGGCACACGTCGCAGCCGCCGTCGTCACCGCAGCCGAGACACAGGTGCGCGGTCACGGGGTGCCGCCGTCGCACACCCACGGGTAGGCGCTGGGTATGCCGGTGGCGCACACCGGACAGTCCTCGGCGTTGCCCGCACGGTGGCCCTCGACCGGGTCATTCCACGTCGTCGGGCGCGGCGCCGCTGCGCTGAGGTTTGTGGGGTTGTCGTACAGCGACTCCGACCCCCACACCAGCAGGCAGAGGCCAAACGGCGGGCGGTCACCCTTCGCGGGCTTGGTCCAGCCCGGTCGGTCGAAGCGTCGCCGACCGCTGAGGAAGTGGACCCGCAGCAGGGGGCCGGTGCGGTAAGGCTCGACGCACAACTGCCACCACGCCTGCTCGGTACGGTTCGCGGGTAGCAGCATGGCGATGACTTCCACGCGGCCCTCGCACCACTCAGCCCATGCCTTGTCGACCCACTGGCGGATGTTGCTGTACGGCGGGTTGCACCACACTCGACCCCGCCACGGCTTCACTAGGCCGTCATCGGTGGCGTTGATGTAGTAGGGCGCCTTGGCGTTCTCGGCATTGGCCGCCACGTCGAGGTCGAACGTGGGAACCCCGGCCAGTCGGCGGCACTCGTCGAGCAGGTCGAGCGGCGTGCGTCGGTCGTCCACGTCATCGCGGGCGCCGTTGGCGTCGACCTGCTGCGGGTGGTTCTGCGCGCGGTGTCCGACGAGGCTCATGCAGCCACCCCCGCCCAGCCGGACGGCAGCACGCACGCCGCGACGAAGCCGAGCACGGTGAGCCACGCGAGGACGGACCAGCCGCGCTCGGTCAGGCGGGGGGCGGGGCCTTTCATGCCGTCACTTCCCGGCGGGCACCGCGCAGGATCGCGCGCACGTCCCCGACCTCCGACGACGACAGGTCGTTCGTCGACGCGATGGGGCGCCCGACCTGCAAGCCGACCCACGCCTTCACGTCGTCGCGGGACCAGCCCTCAGCCTTCGCGCGCTCGCTGAGTTGCGCCTGCAACCCGCGGAACGCCGACGTCGCGTCATGGTGCGGGGCCGTCGGGGAGACGCCCTCGGCGACAGCCTCCCCGACGGAGTCCTCGACGACGACGGTCGCCGGCTGGTTGGCGGCGAGGGGCTGCACCGTGTAGGGAAGGCGCTTCCCACGCGTCACCGTCAGTGCGACCGTCACCGGCTTGTCGATGTGCGACAAGTGACTGACGCGGATGCCGCCGACGTCCATGCCGCCGAACTTCACAGCCGGATCGCGGTACAGCGTCATCCGCCGACCGGTGTACGCGTTCGCGTCAGGCCCCCACGCGTTGACGAGGATGCGGCGAACCGTCTTGGAAGGGCGGAACGGGCGCCCGGGGAACTCGACGAGGTGGATGTCGACGGGCTGCTCGGCGCTGCCCTTGCTGACCCGGTCGACGGTGAACGTGCGCGGACCCGTCAGCAGATCCTCGGCGTTCATCTGGTCGCTGCGGGGGGCGATCGTGTCTCGAAGATCCATGTCAGATCACCATTTCCAGCTCGACGATGCGCTCGGTCATCGGAAGTCCTGCGGTGGCGGCGCGGTAGTCGGCGACCATCTGCGCGGCCGTCTCCTCGAACGCGGCGACGGCGGCGACGATGATGGCGAACCACTCCGGGTCCGGCTCCACGCGCTTGACGTAGAGGGGCATCCCGCCGCAGAACGACACGTAGTCGATCCACGCGCGCCCGCTGACGAGGAGGCCACACTGCAACTGCGCCATGTTCTCGGCGGGCACGGCGTCGTCGAGGATGGTCTGCAACTGCTTCTTGGCTCGGCGTGACTTGACCTCGACGAGTCCGTCGTCGCCGACCAGTCCGTCGGGCGAGTAGCCGAGATCGAAGCCCCAGTCGTCGCGGACCATGAACCCGGTCGTAACGACGGGGCGCTCGACCCACTCGGAGTACGCGGCGATGGCGAACGGCTCGTCGTTCGTGCCGCGCAGCATGTCGTCGGACACGTACACCGGGTCCGTCCAGCCCGTGATGCGTTCAGCGACAAGGGTTGCGGCGGTTGCGCGGCTTGTGTCGTTGTTGGCGACCTTGCCTGTGGTGGTGAGCAGTCGGCCGACGATGGACGCGGTGACGATGCCGCGCCGCTGGTCGTGCCACTCGTCCGTGCCCTGGATGATGTCGGGCAGCTCAAGCAGCGTCATGCGATGTCTCCCGTTGTCGTGGCGTCCCCGGCGAGGTCGATGACGTTGTCGCCGACGAGGTAGTGGGTCAGGGTCACGGGGTCGCTCGCCTGCGGCAGCACCCGGACGTTGCGGTAGGCCTCGCGGCTGACCTGCCACGTCGCCAGCGGGGTCGGCTCGGCGGGGTCGTGGTCGCCGGAAGCCGCTGTGCGCCAACAGAACAGGAACCAGCCGACGGACGCGACGACGGACATCGCGCCGATGGTGGCGAGGACAGCGACGAGGGCGCTCATAGGGTCACCTCCACGCGCTCGTTGCCAACGGGGCAGGGCTCGTCGTCGGCGGTGAGGCACCCGACAACGTGCGTGTCGGTGCCGTTCGGGGCCTCGACGCACACGCCCTCGTCGTTGCGCTCGCAGTGGCGGCAGCAGCGGTACGGCCCCTTCACGACGTCACCGCCGCGCGCTGCGCCAGCACGATCGCCTCGGCACACGCCAACGGCGCCGGCGTGTACACCGTCAGCGCGTCACCCGACGCCGTGTACAGCGCCGACGTGCCCGCGAGCACCACCGGCTCAAGCCCCAGCGCACCGGCGATGCGGTCCACCAGCGCCATGCGCGCACCCTCCGACGGCACGTCGGACTTCGTCACCTGCACGCCGACGTGGACGAACAGCGGGGGCAGGGCCGCACCGTCGTCGAGGTCCTCGAGGACGTAGGCGAGGCGTCGCAGCTCGGCGACGGACTCCGCGACCGGACGGCGGCTCATGCGGCACCGCCGTGCGCCGCGATCAGGTCACGGACGACCCGCGCCGGGACGTGGCCGTAGACGGTGCTGGTCGGGCTGTCGGGATCCTCGCAGTGGTCGACCCAGTCGGCCCACGGCTCGGGGCGCTCCGTCGGGTAGCCGACCTCGACCGTCACGTAGCGGTCCACGTCCTCGCGCGGCGCGCAGTAGTGGTACTGCGACGCCTGCACGCTCAGGCGGAAGCCGTCGGCGCAGGTGATGTGCGGGAAGGCGTGGCGGCTCGGGTCGCGGTAGTCGACGACCATCTCGTCACCCTCGAAGCGCAGGCCGGAGGCTGCCGCCACGACGGGCAGCGGCTCCGACGGCACGTCGTCCCCCCGCAGGTGGGCGAGCACGTCGACGGCGGTGTAGTCGGCGGGCAACGCGGCGATGACGGCGATGCAGGCGTCGGCGGCGGCCGTGGCCTCGGCGAGCCAGTCGTGTGGGCCGTCGGCCCACATGCCGAGAAGGCGCGCAAGGTCGTCGGCGAGCGGGTTGTCGGGCCACGGGTCGCCGTCGGGCGTTGCGTACAGCGCCTCGGCGATGGGGACGACCAGCGGCGACGTCATGTCCACCGCCAGGGACGGACCGCGAGGATGCGGCAAGCGAGCAAGTACATGGGATGTGGCCTTCCGTGTGGTCTACGGGGCGGGAGGGTGCCGACGGGGCTCAACGCGGGGGGCTGCGGAGCCCCGTCGGCGGTCGCGCGGCGGGGGGTGCCGCGCGAGACAGGTGGCTAGCGGGGCATCCGACGACGGTCGGAGCGCGGGGGCTTGGCAGCGACGGCGACCATCACGACGAGCGCGATGCCAACGGCGACAAGGAGAAGGGTCATGCGGCACACCGCCCATAGTCGCGGAGGGCACTGACAATGATGGCTGAGACGGTGGTTCCGTCGTCAGCCGCGCGGACGGCGGCGGCGTGCCACACGTCGTCCGGGACGCGAACGTTTCGGATCGGGGTAGCCATCGTGGCCTCCTGTAGTGGTCGTGGGTACATCGTGGGGGGCGTACCTACGGCGTGTCAAGTACCTACGGCAACTATCTTGCGCCGGCGCGCCTTACGCGGTCGGCGGGGTCGGGTGTGCCTCGGCATGGGCACATCTCGGTACGTCTCCCCCACCGCGGCTTTCCATGCCGTCATCGTGTCAATGCCCAGCAGTTCGCCCACCTCGCGAGCCGAGACCCCGCCGTGATAGAGGCGCCTTACGTGCGAGACCTGCTCAGAAGTCAGGACGCTATGTGGCGACGACAGCCCCGTACCAGCGAAGGCCCTGCCCTTGGCTGCCATGTCCGAGCTGTTGTCCTGGGGTGTTCCCAGAAACAGGTGTGCGGGGTTAACGCAGGGCGGATTGTCACAGCGGTGGCAGACGAGCATCCCACTCGGTATCTCGCCGTGCGTCAGCGTCCACGCCGCGCGGTGAGCGCCCATCATCACGCCATGCAACGACGTCCGCCCGTACTTCGGTTTTCCGTAGCGGTCCTTACCGGTCGGCCAGACCCAACAATCTGCCGGGCGGCTGGTGTCGACTCGGGACCAGAACTGCCTCTCGCGCACGGCTGGGGAGAACACGGGAAGCTCCCTACGTGACATGACGCGATGATGCTCTGGCGCTACGCACGCCACTGCGTCACACGTCCGAACTAGCAGGGTGCCGCGCGGGTTGTCGGCGAGCAGATCCCATGCAACATGCGCGGCGCGGAGGCGGATGCGCTGCGGACGACTCCTGAGGTTGGCCTGGGGTGTGCCGTCTGCGAGGTGCGGGCCACGCCAGATGAGGTGGTCGTCGGCGGCCTCTACTTGCGACCAGAACCTCTCGATCTCTCGGACTGAGAGGCCCAGCGCGTTACACTTAACGTCCGAATAGATAGCCATGCCTTGGAGTGTACACTAATGACCATTGATCCGTCGCGCGTGGTCGGATACGTCCGCGTTTCCACGACTGAGCAGGGGCAATCGGGCGCCGGCCTAGACGCCCAAGAGGACGCCATACGCCGAGAGGTCGAGCGGCGGGGGTGGGAACTGCTCCACATCTATTGCGACGTGGCGTCGGGGAAGTCGCGGGACAAGCGGCCCGAACTTGCGGCTGCGCTGGCCGAGGTGGCCGAGGGTCGGGCGGGCACGCTCATGGTCTACAAGCTGGACAGGCTGTCTCGCTCCGTTGTCGACTTCGGGACGCTAGTGGACGAGGCCAGGTCGGGCGGCTGGAACATCGTGATCGTCGACCTCGGCGTTGACCTATCCACGCCCGCTGGGGAACTAGTGGCATCCGTGATGGCATCCCTCGCGCAGTGGGAGCGCAAGGTCATCAGCCAACGCACGCGGGACGCGCTCGAGTCTCGACGACGCGCTGGCGTCAGGCTGGGGCGCCCGGTGAGTATTGATCCCGACACGGAGGCCGTGATCGTGAAGTTGCGCGAGGGCGGCGCTGGGTATCGCGCCATCGGGACAGAGTTGACCCGCCTCGGCATCACGCCGCCCCGTGGAGGTCAGTGGTACGCATCGACTGTCAAAGCGGTGCTAGACAGGTTGGGCCGCATCGCCTGACAACGCACGAAAGCACCCCCGACCTCGACGCTGGATTGCAGCGGAGATCGGGGGTGCCGTCTGTGTGCGTACAACGTGCGCACGCTAGGTGGTACGAAGTGCGGGTCGGTTGCGGAACGGGTGCGGGTAGCGGTCGTGGCCGTCGAGCCATGCGCGCAGCACGGCGTCCCACGCGGGGTCCAGCGCGGCGCGCAGGGCGAGCTCGTCGCCGATGCCGCTGTCTACGCGCGGGTAGTCTACGGACGAGTAGACAGCGGCGTCGTGGGCGTTAGCCGCCGTAGCGTCCACGATGCTAGTCGTCGGCATCGTCGTCACCCGCGAGGGCGTCGGCGTCGTCAGCGTTCGGCATGTCGCGGTACAGCCGCAGCACGGCGTCGGCGGTGTCGTTCATCAGGTCCGCGACGGCGTACGGCAGGGCGCCGTCGCCGCGCACGGGGTACGCGACCTCGACGCACACGTCACCGATCCGCATGGAGATGCACAGTTCGTCGCTCATGCCGTCACCCGCCTCTGCTGCACAGCGTGCCGTCGGTGCTTGCTCCGCGACCACGCGCCACACGCGCACTGGTACGCCGCGAACGACGTCAGGTCGGTGGACGCCCACCCGTCGCGCGTCAGGTCCGTGCCGCCGCACACCGGGCAGCGGCGCTCGTCGTCGAGGTACGGCAGGCCGAGGTTGGGGCCGTGTTTGATGTACGGGCGCAGCCGGTCGAGGACGGGCGCCATGAGCACGCTGTCCTGCTTGCTGTAGCGCACCAGCCGGCGCCGGTCGGGTCCGTCGCCCGCGGCTGCCGCCTTCGCCTCGGCGGCGTTGTAGCGGCCCTGCTTGCCGGGGAGGCCGAGGAACGCGGCGAGGTAGGCGAGGGACTTGGACTCCAGCGCGAACGCCGAGCGGGCGACGACGTAGAGATCCACATCCTTGACGGGCCTCGGGGTAGGAATCTGCCCCTGTGCCCAATCCTGGCGTAGCCACTTGAGGTCGGCCTTGCGCCCGTTGAACGTGACGACGCAGTCCGCCTGGTGCAGCTGCTCGCGCATGGTGCGGGCGACGTGGTACGGGTCGTCGGACTGCCATGCGGCGACGAAGCCGGGGCGCTTGGAGCCGTACCACAGCCACGACGCGCAGAGAGTTCTTGGCCGAACGCTCCAGCGGTCGGGGTGGAGGTAGTTCAGCCGCGCGAGGTCTCGAGGTTCCCAGATGTCGGCGGTGTACTCGCCGGGCAGGCGCTCGAGGTCGAACAGCAGGATGCGCGGCGCGGACGGGGTGAGGATGGCGTCGAGGTCGGCGCTCACTGGTGCCGCCCCCGCCGGTGGTAGCGGATCGCTTCGCCCAGCGTTGCGAACACTGAGCGACGGAGCCCGAGCCTGCGAAGGAGTCCGGGGCGAACGACGATCCGGACACCGGGCGATTCGGGGTGCCAGAGTTCGACCAGCAACTCCCCGGTGGGATAGGCGCTCACGCCGCACGCTCGGCGCAGTTGCGGCACCCGCCGTTGGCGTGGCGGACGATGGACTCCGCCGAGATGGGGCCGAGGTCGCGGGCAGCGAACGCGTCGGCGAGGCGTCGGGCTGTCTCGCGGTTGATCGGGCGGGCGAGGATCGCGCGCACCTTGGCGGCGTCCTCCGGTGTCATGCGCTGGACAGCCCAGCCGGTCGCGCACTCCTTGCCGCTGGGGCGGGTTGGCGTGGCGAGCAGGTCGTCAAGGTCTGTGGACATGGCGAAGTACCCCGTTCAGTGGTCGTGACAGGGAGTGGCCTGGCGGTACGACTTGCGGACCCTGGCGGGTACGAAGTGAGGGGGCGCGACGCGACCACGACGCCGCGCCCCCGGTCTGGGGTTACTCGGGGAACCGTTGCGCTGAGCGAACTCAGGGCGGCGGTATTCCGGGTTACGGGAAAGGCTGGAATATGTGTCCCGATGTCCTCAGTTAGCGGACAACGTCCCGAAGCGGACCCTGTCGGTATAGGCCGTGACCTATATCTAGAGACATCGGGACACGGTGGAAGTTAGGGGCTCACGCTAAAGCGCCCTAACTTTCCTAACGGTCAGGCGGCGTAGCCCGGCGAGACGTAGGCGACGCCAGCGGTCGGCGCGTAGGTCACAGGCGCGCGGGTGCCGTGGACGACACCGGGCCAGTCCGTCGACGCGTTCCAGTTGCCGAGCCCGCCCGACGTGTACACGTTCGTCGTGCGGATCGACGCCGGGGGACGCACCCGCCACAGGATGTACTTCGCGGCGGTCGTCCCGATGATCTCGACGTTGCGCAGCTCCCACCCGTCCACGACCGGCGACGAGGCCGACGTGTCGTGCGGGTTGAGGAACATCCCCTGGTAGCCGGTGGTGGCGGTGAAGCCGTCCACGCCCAGCCACGTCGGGCCGTTCCAGCACTGGAGCGCGTCGGCGTGGTTGGCGTCCTTCGTGCCGACGAGCGGCGAGTCGAGGCGCACGTTCTGCATCTGCACGCGGGCGAGCGGCGCGGACACGTTGACGCCCTCGGACAGCGTGCCCGACGACGACAGGAACGCGACGCCCTCCAGGTGGACGACGCCGGTCTGCCCGAGGAAGTACGCGGCGCGCTTGACGTAGCCGTTCGCCATGACGCCGGGGCCGGTGCCACCGGAGTAGAACCCGGCGCCGACGTCGACCTGTCCGCCGATGATGACGACGTTGCGTCCGCCCTCGACGTGCAGGCCGCGGGTGTTCTTCCACGTCCGGCCCGCGATGTCGATGACGTAGTCGCGTCCGGCGGCGAGGACGATCTTCCCCTGTCCGTCGGTGGGCTTGACGGCGGTGGGGCTGGTGAGCGTCGGCGGCTTCCACGACAGCGTGCCGACGGCAGGCGCCGGCGGGTCCACCGGGGGCGGGGTGACGGCGGTGAGTTCGGCGATGCGGGCCTCGAGCGCGCGGATGGTGCTCGCGTCTGTGAGGTTCTGCGCCTTCGCTGCCGTGAGGGCCGTCGTCAGCGATGCGACCTCGGCGTCAGCGGCGGCACCGATCGCGGACAGGGACTCGGTGTACGTCATGCGGTCGGCCCCTTGTAGGCGGTAGCGGCGGCGATGATCCAGTTGCCTGCGGGCGTCTTGAGCCACACCCTGCCGAGGCTGTCCCGCTCGGCGGCGACGTACTCGACGGGGCGCAGGAACCGGCGCGTGCCCTTGCGCTCGGAGCGCTCCGACTTCGCGGCGTAGACGCCGGTCGACGGGAAGCGGGTGACGCGCGTCCACCGGGACACGCGGAACGGCACCTGCACCGGGCGCGGGTGGTAGTCCGGGCCACGGTCCGACAGGCCGTTGCGCACGCGGTCGTACTCCGCGACCTGCCACGCCGCACCGGACGACAGTCCCGGCTGGTCCTTCACGACGAGGTGGATGTGCGGCGCGAACGCGCCGTGCTGCGCGTCGCGGAGCCACGCAGCGCAGTTGCGCCGGCGCAGTTCGTTGACGAGCGTGAGGGTCCACTGCGTGCTGAGGTTGATGGTGCGGATGTCGGCTGCGCCGTCGCCCGCGTGGGTGCTGCCCGAGACGGCATCGGCGGGGACGAACGACCCCTTGACGACGGTGCAGCGACCCGACGGGATGCCCGCAGCAGACGCCGCATCCTCGACGAGCGCGAGGACGCGGGGCGACAGCTTCGCTCCGTTGGCGAGCGTGACGGCAGCCATCACGCGAGCCCGATGCGCTTGGCGTTCCGGGCCATCGCCTCGGCGACGCGGCGAGCGAGGACGTCGGCGGACTCGTCCGAGAAGTTGATCGTGATCGTCCCCTCGCTCGGATTGGTGACCGTGTAGCCACCGGAGCGGAAGCCGGGCGGGGTGACGACGCCACCCTTGGCGAGCGGGATCACGGCCTCGCCTGGCGTGGCGTCGGGCACCTCGGACGTGGTGACGGTCTGGCGGACGAGGCGGTCGAGCTTGTCGTACTCGTTGACGGTGACGACGCGGGTAGCCACGTCACTCACCCACCGGGCCGAGCGCAGCGGAGTCGGAGTCGCCGAAGCGGGTGGCGATGATCGCCTTGAGCGCGGACAGCGCGGCGGGGATCGCGGCGACGGCGGCAGCGGTGAGCGCGTCGAGGTCGGTCACGCCGGACACGAGCAGCAGGCCGAGGAACGCCTGCACGTAGGTCCAGAACACGCGCTCGGCGGCGTCGAGGAGGAAGGTGCGAGAGAACATGGTGGTCACTCCTTGCGGTGGGTCTTGCGGCGGTTGGGCTTGACGCGCGGGTGAGGCTTGCTCGCCTGCTCGGGGTGGGTCATGCGGCGCACGTCGTCGTGGCTGGCGCACATGTCGTCGGGCCACTCGTCCCACTCGACGTCGGGGTTCCAGCCGAGGACGCGCTCGACGGCGTCGGGGGTGACGTCCACGAAGGTGCCGGTGTAGCCGCGAGTGAAGGTCACGTTCTGGCCGCGCGTGGCCCCGAGTAGGTGCCACGGCATCGTGCAGCGGTCCCGGGTCACGGCGTGCCCGACGTGTACGTGACGGTGACGACCCCGACGGTGGTGGTCGGCTCGCTTGCGATCCACGCGGGGTTGAGGCGGTAGAAGCGCGCGAGGCGCTGCTCTCGGGTAAGGGACTCGTCGTCGAGCCAGTCCTGCGGCTCGTCGGGTTCAGCGGTGGTCATCGCGTCACTCCTGGTCGTGGTTGAGGTCGCACCGGGGGCAGATCAGTGCGCCGTGGTGCTGGCGGCGCGCGTGCCCGCAGACGTGGCAGCGGGGCGAATCGTGGGCGGGCGGCGGCGGCGGTGCTGGTCGTCGTACGGCTCGGTCAACGGCTGCCCGTCGTCCTCGCCGGGGACGTCACGCGGGCCGGTGTAGGGGTCCACGGGCCTCCTCCTCCACCAGCACAACGGGGACTCCCGGTCAGACGTCGAGGCCCGCAGGCCACTCCGGCGGCGGCGGGGGCTGCTGCGAGAAGATGTGCGCCCGCAGCCGGTGGACGTAGTCAGCCCACGCGCGGTCGCGGCGCTCGAGCTTGGCGATGCGCTGCTCGTTGTCGCTGGCCTTGTCGCGCAGCGCCGCGACCTCCGTCTGCAACGCGCCGACGAGGTCCGTGAGGCCCTTCTGCCGGGCTGCGAGGACGGCGGTTCCGATCGTGCCGGCGAGGGCGAGAAGCGCGACGAGGAGATAGACGACGACCTGTGCCTCGCTCACGAGTTCGCCACCCAACGAGCCTGGAACCACGTGTTGCCGAGGCCCGCGACGGTGGCGAGGTTGCCGCCAGAGGTCTGCGTCATCGTCACTTCGACGTAGTCGGTGGCGGTGAGCTGCACGTCCACCTCGAGGTCGACGTAGGCGTTCGTTGCGATGACCGACTGAAGGCGGGCGTTGGCGATCGTCGTGGCGCCGTTCTTCACCAGCGCCAGCGTGCGCGTGCCCGTCGCGTTGGACGCCATGCACACCTGCGCGTAGACGGTGTAGAGCCCCGTCGTGGTCGCGGTGATGCGGCCCGTGTTCGACGACGTCGAGTGCATCGTGTCGGTGTCGTACGTCTCGGTGTCGAACAGGATGGTCGTGGCGACCCCGGTGGTGCAGGTCGTCGTCGCAGTCTGATACACGGAGGTCCGGGGCGGCGCGATCAGGAAGGCGACCGCGTCACGGGTGTACGTGTTGTAGTTCGCCGCGGTGATCTTCTCGCCGACACTCACCGTGTCTGTGGTGGGGACGGTTGCCACGGTTCTCCTTGGGCACGACGGGTAGCCCCGTCACCGAGCGGTGAGGGGCTGCGAGCGGATGGGTCAGAGGGCGTAGCGGGCGGCGTCCCACGGCTCGATGGACTCGCCCGCGGAGTGCGAGCGGGCGACCGTGGGCGCGACGCCGCGGGCGGTGATGGTGAGCGTTCGCGGCGACGTTCCGCCGGCGGGTGCCGACGTGACGGTGACCCGCTCGCCGTTCCAGTCGAAGTCCATCGGGTAGTCGCCCGCTGCCGTCGACAGGGTCGGCGAGGTGGCCCACGTCAGGACGATGGTGCCCGTCGATGTGGTGCCGACGGCGGTGCCGCTGGTGACGGTGCAGACACCGTCGCCGAACGCGTACCGCCCGGTGTCGTAGCGCGCCTCGGTCGGTGCGTCGGCGGGCGACAGGTCGAACACAACCTCGTACCCCGTGACGCCGGGGCGCTCGGTCCAACCCTCGACGTACCCGTCGATGTAGGACACGCCGAAGTACGTCGTGGGCAGGCCCGACAGCCGCAGCCGCTCGCCGGGGGTTACTGCGTAGAACGCGGCATACAGGTCATTGCTCGCGGTGGCGAGGTCGACCGTCAGTGACGAGATGCGCGTCGCCTGGTCGCGGCCTCGCGCGATGCGATCCGATGCGACGGCGTGCAAGTCGTTGCGCTGGTACAGGGCGGTCTGCACTTCGACGTCTGCCGAGCCCACGTCGGTCACGGACGAGTCGACGACCGTTACGGATGCCGATGGCGACGAGCCGGTGGCGGCACTGACGCGCCCGTCGAGCTGGCGGATCAGGGTCGGCCCTTGCGTGAGGTCGCCCTCCGCGTCGACGGTCAGCGCGACCGTGGTGGGTCGGGCGTCCACGTTGGCGAGGGCGATCACGGACTGCGTGGGCGACGTAGACGGGGACGCGTAGGCGATGCCGTGCTGACTGTCCGCCAGTGTCACCAGCGCGTCGAGCGCGTTGCGGTTGACGAGCGCGGCGGGATCCGAGGGTGAGAACGCCGAGCCCGACCAGTTGACGGACATCTGCAAGCCGCTCGCGGACACCATCGTCGTCAGCGTTGCGGCGAGGTCGTCGATCGTCCCGATGTTCGGGAGAACCTCGAGCGCGTCGTAGACCGATACGGAACTGTCGCTCACGACAAGGTGTGCGGCGCTCATGTCGAGGTCACCGCCAATGCTGACGAACCGCATCGTTCCGCCGTGGCCGAAACCGGCGTCTACCGATGCGCCGTTGTTGACAATGAGCGAGGAGTTGGAGCCCCCGCCGGCGGTGAGCTGCAAGTAGTGCCAGCCATCTGCCGCGGGGATCGCAGCACTGGAGCCCAGTAGGGCGCCGGCTGAGTAGACGTCGACGACGAAGCCGGACGCCGACCACGCCACTTTGGACAGCTCGCTGAAACTGTCGCGGCGGTAGTTGCCGATCGTCACAACCTCGCCGTAGGACGAGGACGACACCTTGACGCAGAGTGTGACGTGAACGGCGCCGCCGCCGTGGACGGAAGCCGGGATGCCCACGCCGGGGTGCCACAGCCCCTTGCCATCGAACAGTTGCACGTACGCCTGTGAGCCGTCGAGGGTTTCGTCGGCGCGTGCTTCTATCTTGCCCGAGCCGGGAGTGCGGTCGTAGACGCCGAGCGGGTCACCGATCTCCAGTGGGTCGAACATGCCGACGTGCTCGTTGATATCGGTCAGGGGGTAGTAGGCCGCCGAGACTGCCGCCTTGTAGTTCTCGATCTGCGAGGCAGCCGGGTACGTCGTCAGGGTGATGCGCGCGAGGTCGCCGAGCGCATCCACCGCAGCGACGTGCGTCACGGACTGCGACGGCTCGCCCGTCGGGAACGACGGCTCAAGCGACGTGATCCGGCCCACGAACCGCACGTAGGTCGTCGCCGACTTCGTCACCCGGACACGGATGCGCTTGCCCTCGACGAAGTTCGGGTAGTGCGTCGACGTCGGGTTGTCCGGGGTGAACCGCCCGTCGGCGTTATCGAGGTCGAGGTCGAGCGTCCCCGGCTGAATCCCCGACGCGGCAGAGTCCCGCCCGACGTGGATCTCGATGGAGTCACCCTTGACGAGCGAACCGACATCGGTCCACACGCCGGCGGTGAACTCGATCTCGACGAGGACTGCGGAGGGCAGGCCAGCGGCCATGTGGTCTGTCTCCTGTCAGGCGAGGCGGGTACGACCGGACGCGGTCGCCTTCTTGATCTCGTCGGCGAGCCACCGCCCAGCACCGGGACCGGCGACGGGGCCGTGGAAGTGGAGGTGCGTGCCGCCGCCGTAGCCGCCGCGACCCAGCGGCACGACAGCCTCGGGTCCGGCCTCACCGATGAGCGCGAGAGTCGGGCGCGTGACGATGCCGCCGCGTGCCAGCATCGGGATGTCGGGGACGTCGAAGCCCTTGCCGCCCATGCCGGGCACCCAATCGGGCACACCGAACGACAGGCGCCCCACGGTGCTGTTCCACAGCGACGCGATGCCGTTGAACACCGTCTTGAACGCGCCGTAGATCGTGTCGGCCATGCCGGTGAACACGCCCACGAGGACGCCGACCTTCTCGCCGATCCAGCCCGCGACCAACTTGAACGCGGTCCACAGCAGCTTGTAGTAGCCGATGATGAAACCGATGACCTTCTTGAGCATCGGCCACGCGGTGTTCTGGAACCACCCGACGACGGCGGACGCAGCAGCCTTGATGCCAGACCAAGCGCGCTGCACGATGTTACGGAACGTCTCAGAGTTCTTGTACGCCAGGATGATCCCCGCGATGAGCGCGGCGATGGCGATAACGACGAGCCCGATCGGGTTGAGCGCCATGACGATGTTGAGTGCGGCCTGCACGATCGTCCACACCTTGATCGCGCCGACGATGACAGCGATGCCCGCCGCGAGAGGGAGCAGCCAATCGACGTTCTTACCGATCCACTCGGCCATGCCCTGAATCGCGGGGATGAGCGTCGTGATGGCGAACGACGCGAGCGACATGAGGGTGGGCAGCAGTGCCTGCCCGATCGTCTCCTGCACCTCGCCGTACTGGTTACCGAGGATCGCAGCCTGCCCTGCGGCGGACTTGCCTTCCTTCTCGGCGAACCCGCCGACCTTCTCGGACAGCAGCGCCTGAATGGCGACCATGTCCTTGGCCTTGTCGCCCGTGGGCTTGTAGGCGATGCCGAGTTCCTTGAGCGCCTTCGTGTTACCGAGGAACGCCTTGCCGACCTTGCTTGAGGCGGTGGAGAGGTCCTGCCCCGTCTTGGCGGCGTAGTCCTGCACCAGCGGGATCATGCTCTCGAGCTGCGACTGGTTCAGCCCGAACTGCGCCAACTGCGCAGCCGCCGCGGCGGTGGCGTCGTCGTCGAACCGGGTGACCTTCGCGCGCTCGGTGGCGAGCGTCCGCAGCGCGTCGATGTTGCCGGACGCCAGCGCAGGGAAGCGGGCGTAGGCGTCGCTCAGCTTCGTCTGCGCGCCCTCGGCCTCGGTGTACGCCTTGACCGAGTCCGCGCCGATCTTCACAGCGGCGGCACCGATCGCAACGGCGGACACGCCCGCGAGGGCGCCCATCCCCTGTACGCGCTTGCCGACACCGTCCGCGGCCTTGCCGACCGACTTGAACGCCTTCGATGCGGAGATGTCCTTACCGAGCAACTTGAACGTCATCGAGAGACTAGCCACGGCGCGACGCCTCCCTGTTCTGTCGGTTGTGCTCGTCGGCGGCGTTGGCGAACGCGACGTAGTGGCGCAGTTCGAGGTCGTACACGTTCCACGGCGTGATGCCGGGGAACAGGTGGCAGATGGTCAGCAGCCGCGTGGCTAGGTGGCCGTCGAAGTCGTCGAGGCCTTGGAGGTACGACGCGATGCTGGTGCCTTGCCGCCGGCGCCCGGATCGGAAGCCGACGGCGGGGAAGGGTCCGGCGCCTCCTCGGGCTCCGGCTCCTCGTCGTCCGCGTCGTCGTCACGGAACCCGACTTGCAGGATCTCCATGTCGAGGACTTCCTCCCACGACAGGTTGAACTCCTTGCCGTTGAGGCGACGCGACATCCAGATCAACGCGAGAAGCGCCCGAAGGTGAGGCGGGGACGCGAACAGCGCGAGCCCGCGCTTGTCGCCGTCCGCCGTCTCACCTTCGGGCAGCAGGATCGGCGCGTCGTCATCGTCGAGGGTGAGACGCTGCAACTCGTCGAGGCGGGTGGCGAGGGACGCGACGCCGACCTTGGCGTACTTCGCCAGGTCGAGGGCGTGCCTGCCCGTGATGCGCTCGAGGGCGGCACCCTCGTACTCGGTGCCGTCGATGATGAACTTCATGTTGTGCCCCTGTGGTCGAGGGTGTGTGGTCAGACCTGCTTGGAGAACTTGTCCATTGCCGCGCGGATCTGGCGCATCATGGCGTCGCGGCGGGCCAGGATCTCCGCACCGAAGTACGGGTTGCCCGCCTGGTAGACCCACTTGCCGTTGCCGAACACCTGATGGCGGAACAGCTTCGACGAGTTGTAGGCCTTGACCATCGGCTTCTGCGCAGCCGGCACCTTGCCCGCATTGGCGCGGATGGTGACCTGCGCCGTCTTGCTCTTGGCCGTGGGGATGGTGGCGGCGATGCTGTTGGCGATGGCCTTGCGGGTGCCGCGCGAGCGGGTGCGGGTGGCGTCCTCGCGGGCGTTGTACCCCGAGATCACCGACTGCGTGCGGATGCTGCCGTCCTTGCGCTTCGTGAACTTGAGGCCACGCTTGAGGCTGCCCACCTTCTCGGGCGGCGGCTCCAGCACCTTGTCCTTCGCCGCTGCAACAACGTCGTCCGATGCGGCCTTGAGCGCCTTGCGGAGCGCGGCATACATCTTCTTGTCGGCGACCTGTAGCCGCTTGACGATGTCGCCGAGCTCGGATGCGTCGATGCGGATGGTCTCGTCAGCCCCGCCCTTGCGGGACGCCGCCGACGGGCGAGCCACTAGACCGCGGAGTCAGAGGTGCGGAGCACGACGTAGATCGGCTGCGCTGCGACCTGCCCGTCGAGGACGGAGAACGAGTGCTCGACGGTGACGAGGTCGCCGTTGTTGGCGACGGGCACAGCCGACTCAAGGCGCGTGATGGGGAGCACGACCTGGAGCGTGGCGAACCCGGCGGACAGCGCCTCAGTCGAGGTCGCCGTCAGGGTGATCGCCAGGTCGGTGTCCGCGAGGTACGCGGTGCGGTACGTGGTGGCGGCGTACTCGGCGGTGAACGAGCCCGTGATCTCCCGCAGCCCGACGGTCGGCTTGGCCTTGAGGCCCGACGCACCGAAGTTGAACCGGTCGGTGGCGAGGTTGTTGGACACGCTCAGCGAGAAGTCGCGCACATCGGTCGCGGCGGTGCCGCCGGACGCGAGGGCGGTGGACGTCGGGACGGTGACGCTGCCGCCGACCGTGATGGCGGCGTGCGAGAACTGGAACAGCGACGGGGTCGTGGGGTAGGTCAGCGCGTCGAAGGCGCGGGCCGTGTCCAGCGAACGGATGTCGAAGTCGAACGACAGCTTGACGATGTCGTCGTTGCCGACCGTCAGCTCCCAGCCGGAGACCATGCAGCCCGCGAACGTGTACGGGTCGATGGTGCCGTCGACGCGGGGCACCGACTTCTGGATCGTGACCGCCGGCGGGGTGTCGCCGAGGGTGTAGTTGTGCTGGTACGTGGAGCCGCTGACGAGGGTCGAGGTGCCGGTGCCCAGCGCGGCCTCGAGCAGACGGGACATGCCCTTGGTCTGCGCGTCGATCTCCAGCGTGCCCTCGCCCTGCGAGGTCGTGGTCACGCGGCGACCAGAGCGGGCGATGCGACCGTTGACGCGAAGCCCGGTGCCCTGCACCCGGTTCGGCATCTGGTTGAACGACTCGGAGTTGAACTCGTAGGCCGTGGTGCCAGCGACGGCAGTGCCGTAGGTGGACTCCTTGCCGACGTTGATCGAGCAGTCGTAGGGGGTAGCCATGACTCAGGCCTCCGGGGCGTCGTCGGTGTCGGCGGGGGTGGGGATGTAGTTGTCGGGGGCGAGCAGCAGCGCGGCTGCCTGCTCCTTCGTGGCGGGGAAGTCGTCGCCGCGCTTGACGGTGATGCCGAGCAGGACGACGTCGGCCTCGGCGAACGAGCCGACGTAACGGATGGAGGGCATGTGATCTCCTGTCAGGCGAGCAAGCGGCCAGCGATGGTGAAGTCGACGGTCGACTTGCGTCCGTCCTCGATCTCGTCGGGCTCCTCGGTCAGCTCCCACTCGGTGAGCCGCGCCCACTGGACGGTCGAGCCGAGCGACACCTGCGTGCTCGGCGTGGTGCCGGAGTCCTGCACGTAGTCCGCGAGTTCGGCGAGCATGTCCAGCGCCCGCTCGGTCACGGTCTGCTGAACCTCGGTGCCGCCGCCGTCGTAGGTAGCGATGCGCCCGGTGATGGCGAAGTCGTGCCACCGCTGCCGCAGGGGCGACAGTCGCGCCTCAGCCTCGGACATCGTCACGTCAAGGATCTCGGCGTAGTCGTCGGGCTCGTCCGTCCCGCACGGGCCGTAGAACACGACGACGGGGTCGGGCCACAGGGTGCGGCACACGGTGACGAGCGCAGCCTTCGCGGCCTTGCCCGCGCTGGGCGCGCTCATGCGAAGCCCGGCATGGAGCGGTGCATCGACGCGCGGCACAACTCGACCGCACGCGACGGGACCGCGAACCCGGACGACAGGACGGTGACGTCGTCGTTGGCGTTGCGGCCACGCTTCTGCTGCCCGACGCGGTACAGGTGCGCCGCGATGATGCGCGCCGCGAGCACGATGTTCGGGTCGACGCTCGATCCGCCGGCGGTGTACGTGACGACGACGTTCTGCCGCCCGTATGTGAACGGCATCGGCGACGACGACCCACCAGCCCACACGATCCCGCTGGACAGGTTCGCCGTGTAGTCAGTGGTGGCGACCCCGTCGACCGTGACCGACGTGATCGCGGATGCGACCTCGCCGAGCAGTACCGCGGGCTTGCCGCCATCGTGCGTCTCGGTGGCCGTCGCGGACAGGACGCGCCCGACGATCTCCTCGACGACGGGGGTAGCCGCCGCGATGTACAGCCGCAGCTCGTCGTCGTTGACGTTCGTGTCGTGGTTGAGCTCGGCCTTCGCGTCCGCGAGGGAGCAGATCAGGCGAGGGTCTGCGGGCCACACGTCGGCGACGTCGGACCACGGCAGCGCGCCGGAGTTGGTGCCCGACCCGGTGAACGTGCAGCGGTAGCGCCCCGCCTGGGTGGAGACGTGCGCCACGCTGTACAGCCCCGTCGCCGAGGTCGTCGGCGTCGCGGTTGTGGTGGTTCCGTCGGGCCGGGTGATCGTGGCGTTGCCCATCGTGCCGACGTTCGCCAGAGCCCCGGCGGCGTCGTACACGGACAGGCCGAAGGTGAGCGTCTGCCCGACCTCGTAGGTCGTCACGATGCGCCTCCTGCGTGTGGTCCGTTCGGCCCGGTGGCGACTCGTGCCGCTCCGGGGTTGCTGCCGCCGCTGTGCGGGCCGCTGCCGCCCGTTCGGGCGCGGGGTGCTGCGCCGCTACTACCGCGTGCGGTGGGGCCTCCTGCGCCGCTACGGGCGCGACCCGCTGGCGCGTCGCCCGTGGTCCCGATGAACGACCCCGCGCCACCCGCTGCGACCGCTGCGCCGACGAGTGACCCGAACGACGCACCGCCCGTGAGCGCGGACGGTCCGCCGTTGGCGAGGGCTGCCCCGGCGGACGTGGTGAAGGCTGCCGACCCGGTGAAGGCCGACGACCCACCGCCCGCGAGAGCAGCAGCCGCCGCCGTGGTGAACGACCCGCCGCCCGTGAAGGCCGACGAGCCGCCACCCGCAAGGGCTGCCACGGCAGTGGTGGTGAAGCCAGCCCCGCCGGTGAAGGCGGTCGACCCACCCGACGCGACTGCCGCGCCTGCGATGGTCGTGAAGGTGCCAGCACCGCCGGCGCCTCCGGTGAACGACGACGAGCCGCCGCCCGCGAGGGCCGCGCCTGCCGTGCTACCGAACGTCGCGTCGCCCGTGAGGGTGCTCGAGCCACCCGCCGCCAGGGCCGCAGCCGCCGACGTCGTGAAGGCAGCGCCACCCGTGAAGGACGTCGAGCCGCCGTTGGCGGTTGCGGCGCCCGCTGCGGTGCCGAACGTGGCGCCACCGGTCAGGGTGGACGAGCCACCCTGCGCGCTTGCAGCGCCGCCCGTGGTGGTGAAGGCAGCGCCGCCCGTGAAGGCGCTGGAGCCGCCGGACGCAAGCGCGGCACCGACGGTGGAGCCGAAGCCCGCGCCGCCCGTGAACGCGCTAGAGCCGCCGTTGGCGAGGGCGGACCCTGCCGTAGTGGTGAAGGTGCCATCGCCACCGACAGCGGCCCGCACCTCGTACGTGATCGAGGCAATGATGCCCGTAGCGGAGTAGACCGCAGAGTACGTGCCGGTCGGCGAGGAGTACGACGTGGCGACGTAGGACGCGGCGCGCATGTTCGCAGCCGCGGCAGTGGTCGTGGCGATCTCGAGCGCGTCGATCAGGCCAGCGGGCGGGGTGGTCACCGTCGCAGCGGTGGCGCTCACGGTGGTCCGGTGCTGGAACGCCGCGACGATGAACGAGCCCGTAGAGTCGACGGGCGTGATCGTCGGCGCGACCACGGTGGCCGAGTTCGTTCCGGCGGACGGCGTCGTCGCCGGGGTCTGAGCGACCGAGCCGACACCGGCGCAGCCGGAGTAGACGCGGACCTTCCACATCATTCGCTGCGTGCCGCCGTACGTCATCGACACCGTGGAGCCGGAGTCGCCAGAGACTGCCTGCTTGACGTACAGCGCGATCGTCGTGCCGTTGGTATTGCGGGTGAAAGCTGCCTGCGTGTAACCGACCGACGTGGGGTCGACGGTCGGGTCGGCGGCGCCCGCGGTAGCTGCGAACTCTAGGAAGATCCAGTCATCCGTGCCGACGGTCCACGTCGGCAGGGTGATGCTCTCGGTTGATACCGAGGTGGACGATGTGAAGGAGCCGGTCTGGATCAGGGTGAGGCCGCCGCCGCTGGCGGGCGTCTCGGTGAACTGCGGGTCGTACCAGCCCTCTACCGAGGCGAGCGGGCCGAACCAGCCCTTGTCGTCGTATAGGCGCTCGAACACCTGAAAGAGCGCCACGGCGGACTACCTCTCAGGTCAGAACGAGTAGACGTAGACGAGGCCGGACCCGCCTGCGCCGCCGTTGCCACCGAGGCCGGGGTTCATGCCGACGCCGCCGCCGCCGCCGCCGCCGCCGCCCTGGCCGCCAGCGCCACCGTCGGCGCCGTTCGTGGACGCCGTGACGGTCGTGCCGCCACCACCGCCGCCTGCGCCGCCGGCGGCGGACGTGCCAGCAGCGCCAGCAGCGCCAGCCGTGGGGGTCGCGCCGTCAGTGCCGTAAGCGCCTCCGCCGCCTGCGCCGTAGGAACCGGAGCGCCCACCGGCACCGCCGGAGACGTTCGCCGGGGTCGCGGAGTGCGAACCGCCAGCACCACCACCGCCGCCGCCACGGTTCGACGAACCGCCAAGCGAGGACGCGACCGGAGGGTTGGCCGAGCCAGCGCCGCCGCCGCCGCCCCAGTCGGCGTTGTGCGTCGTCGAGACAGCCACGGAACCCGTGACGCCGTTGCCAGCCACGCCGGGGCCAGCCGAAGTCGGAAGCCCACCAGCACCGCCGGACGTAGAGCCCGACGACCCGGCAGCGTGAGAGCCACCACCGCCGCCGCCACCTGTCACGGCTGCGGAGATAGCGCCGCCCGCGCCGCCGCCGCCACCGAACGCAGTCAGGTGCGAGCCGAAAGTCGTGTTGCCGCCGATGCCGCCCGCGCCACCAGCAGCACCCGCCGCGCCCCTGGCGCCAGCCGTGCCACCCGTGCCGAGCGTCACCGTGACAGTCGAACCCAGGTCAGACGCCGAGAACACGCCGCGCGCCCACGCGCCCCCTCCACCGCCGCCGCCGCCCTTGGCGACCACAGCCGTAGCGAGAGACGCACCAGCACCGCCGCCGCCGCCCGCGCCGATAGCCTCGACGATGACGAACTGGCAGCCCGCAGGCTTCGTCCACGTGCCAGAGGACGTGAACACCTGCACGTTGCCCGAGCCGGTGGTGCCCTCTTCGGCCATCGTGCCCGCAGCGGTGTACATCACCCAGTCGCCGTTAGCGTTCAGCTTCACCGACGCACCAGCGACGAGCGCGCCCGACCACATGTTGACCGAGGTCGTGCCGTCGGTGTGCAGCACCGTGACCGTGTTCGACGTCGAGGCGTGATCGTTGCGGATCATCAGACCCGCGACCGTGCGCTGCGTCGAAGCGGCAGGCGAACCGACGACCGTGGTCGTCGTCGCCGAAGTGATGAGCGTGTTCGTGCGGCCCGGCGTGATCGTGCCCGACGCGTTGTCCACCCACGACGCCTGCACGTCGATGTCGGCAGTCGTCGTGGTGACCACGCGCACGAGGTCCGATGTGCCCGTCAGGAGCAGCATGGAGGTAACTCCTAAGACGAGGGGAAGGGGATCAGGTGCAGTCGATGTAGAGGGTCGGCGCAGGCAGGTCGACGGTGAACGTGCCACCCGTCGACGTGATGTCCGACGCCTCCGTGCAGTACGCCAGCAGCTCGTCGGCGGTCGACGCACCACCGCGCGACTTGTAGATGACCGCCGTGCGCGCCGTGATCGTCGAGGACGTCCACGTCGGATCGGTCCAGCTGATCTGCACCTGGTCCGACGCCGCGTCGTACGTCACCGACACGCCCGACAGCGTCGCGCCGCCGGCGGTGTAGCCGGTGCCCGTGACCTCGTTGGTCACGTCGTTGCGGAAGTCGTCGGTGTCCTTGACCGGGGTGTATGCCGACGTCGTCAGCATGATCTTGAACGTGTCGGTGTTGAGGTCGACGGTGCCGGTCACGGCGGCGAGCAGCCCCGCGCCGTACCAGTTCCAGGTGCCAGCCATGTTGGGTTACGCCTTCCGGGTGCGGGGCTTGGGGGCCGCTGCCGTCTCGGCTGCGGGAGCGGTGGCCTTGTAGCCGAGGGCTGCGAGGGCTGCGTCGACCGACTTCACGCGCTCGGGGAGGTCGCGGACGATGTAGCCCTGGCGCTCGGAGAGCAGCGCCTCCACCGGGCCGGATGCGGCAGCCTCGGCGCGCTTCTCGCCGGCGGCGGCGAGGGCGGCAGCGGAACGATCAGACATGGTGACTCCGTAGGTGTGCGGTGGTTGTGGTCGGGCCGTCGCCCCCAACCCCCCGCCACATACGCGGGGGGTTGAGAGTCACGAACCGACTAGAAGGTCGGGGTGACGAGGCCGGTGCCGGCGATCTTCTGGTGGCCGTTGGTGTAGCGGCGGAACGAGTACGCCGCGTAGCCGTAGACCACGAGCAGCACGCCGAGGGACGCGGCGGCCGGCTGCTCGGCGCGGATGAACACCGGGGCGGACGCGTCCTCCCACAGGTGAAGCTCCGCCGAGTTGACGACGTAGATCTCGTCCTCGTTCGTGCCGACGCCGAGGTTCGTCGCGATGTTGTTGTCGACGATGACCTTGATGCCGTTGGGCAGGATGCCGCGGACGTTGTCGCCGTAGCCGGTGGCGTAGTTGGCGCCACCCTGCTGCGCGGCGTACCCGGCTGACCGATGAACGGCCACGAGGTGCCGACCTGCGACTGCATCCACGCCCAGCGGCGCGAGTGCATGACCGCGTAGAGGTCGCCGACGCCCTGGTCGAGCATGACGGCCTCGAGGTTCGACTGCGCGTTGAGCACCTTCGGGTACAGCTCGGCGGCGGTCGGCGACGCGTCGGTGTAGGCCACCGACTGCGCCACGTTGGTCAGACCCGTGGTGGCGTCGTTGAGCAGCTTGGCGTCGAGCGCCGAGTGGTAGCGACGGAACAGGTCGTTAAGCGTGACCTCCTCCGTGCCGGTGCCGCGCTCGATGGCCTGACGGTTGAGGGTCTGCTGACCGGCGACGGTGAACATCGTCTCGGTGAGCAGGGTGTCGTCGATGTTGGTCTCCGACACAGCCGAGTTCTCCGAGGACTGTGCCGCGGCGCTGGTGGCCGTGGTGATCCGGGAGATGTTGACCGTGGTGCCGTCTGCGGGAAGCGAGTGCTTCGAGCAGATGTTGGCGAACGGGCGGGCGTTGGCGGCAGCCGGGGCGACGAGGTCCGTGAGGTACTGCGGGACCACGAGGCCGGCGAACGCGCCGGTGCCGGCGGCGCGGGCGAGCTGGTCGCCGCGCTCCACCTGCTCCTCGCGCATGTGACGCTCGACGCGCTCGCGCGACTGGCCGAAGGGGCTGATCGCGGAGAGGGCCACGTCACGGAGGAAGGTCTGACCCTTGGGGTCGGACCCGGGGCTGTAGGTGCGAGCCTCGGCGCCGACGCGGGCGACCTCGTCGTAGGCGGGCTTCGGCGCGGCGGGGACGCTGCGCTTCGCCAGCTCGGCGATCTCGGCCTCGCGGGCGATCTCGCGGTCGAAGTCCGCGATCTCGGCGCGGACGGCGTCGATGTCGGTGTCGACACCGGCGCGCTTGGCGGCGACGCCCTTGATGTCGTCGGCGGTGATGGTGGCGTCGCCGGACTCGACCGACGCGCGCATGGCGGTCAGCTCGTCGGTGTGCGCCTGACGCTGGGCAAGGAGGGACGTAAGCCGCTCCTGCGCCCGCGCCTTGAGGGCATTGAGGTCCACGGGGGACTCCTTCTCAGGGTGGGGTTTGGGTGGGTTGCGGCCTGCATCTGTCAGCCGGGCGGGCGTGGGCGCGCGCGGGCGAGGGCATGACCAGAGCCCCGCTGCCCGATGGGCGCGGGGTTGCTTGTGAGGTGGGTCAGTCGACGAGGTAGATGGACAGCAGCGCGGCGCGCACGTCTACCGGGGCCAGCGGTTCGCGCGCCTGCTCAACCGAGCGGACGCCGCTGGTGGCGTTGGGGTTCGCGCCGAAGTTCACGGCTGACACGTCGCCGCGCTCAAGGTCGACTGCGTTGATCCGGTACTCGGTGTAGTCCGGGGACCATTGGCCCGCGTCGATGCGGAACTTGAACGACGCCTCGGCGAGGTGCCCGTCGCGCAGGGCCGTGAGCATGTCCGCCACGTCAGTTCGCGCGGGGTTCACCTGCGCCTCGTAGCGCAGGCCCGTGTCGTCGACCGACAGGAGCAGCGAGCCGTTGCGGGTGTGCGCCATCGGCATCCCGCCGCCGGCGCCGTGGTTCACCGTGAACTCGACGAGCGGGTCCGTCTTGAGCGTCGCGTCGAACGCGTCGCGGGACACGACCTCGGTGTACGGGCCGAACATGTCGTACATCTCGTACGGCGTCTCAGTGACGGACGCGTAGCCGGTCACCGTCACGCGGTCCTCGTCGGCGCCGGACTTCGATGCGCGCACGTCGAGTGCGTGGATCGTCGCCCGGCAGGTCGACAACGTCCCAGAGTCGTCGGCGTTGCGGCGCTGCGACGGGCGGTCGGTGGCCTGGCGCACGCCTACGGCGCGAGCCTCGGCAGCCTCACGGATGTTCATGCGGGCGTTCCGTTCGTCGGGGTGGCCTTGGCGGGGAACAGGCGGGCGAACTCCGCTTCCTGCTCAGCGGTGAACGGCGGCAGGTTGTCGAGCTCCCGCGCCTCGGATGGGGCAAGGGTGCGACCGGCGACGCGCGACAGAATCGCCTCGGTACGCGCGGTCGGGTCCATGCGGAGGATCGCGTCGGTGGCGAACTTGACGTAGCGGGGCTGGGGCAGCAGGCGAGACAGCGCGACCTCGCGGCGGATGATCGCCGGGCCGAGGTTCATCACGAGCAGTTGGAGGTTCCGCTGCGTGACGTTCGCGTAGGTGATCGACGAGGACGAGCCCTCGGCGTCGATCATGTCGGCGGGCACGCCGAAGAACCGGGTAACGTCCGTGACCCCGTACTTCATCTGCTCGAGGAACGCGGCCTGTGAAGCGTCGGCGGCGGCGGGGGTGTACTCCCACTCCGCGCCCGTGACGAACACGTCACGGCCAGACACAGAAGCCTTGAAGCGGTCCTTCATCACCTGTGCGACCTTCGAACTAATCTCGGTCGTCTCGGTGTTCCTCAGTGTCCCCGTGGGGGCGACGTCGTTGGCGAACCAGTCGAGCGCGAACTGCTGCGCCGACAGGTAGCCACCGATCGACCACGCCGCGTAGGAGACGGGCGACAGGCCGAGGGGCATCCCCGGGATCGTGAACTGCTTCTCGTGCCAGACCTCGGACGGCTGGTAGATCCGCTTGCCGATCCGCCACTCGATGATCTCCGAACCCTTGCCGCGTGCGTATACGTCGGACAGTGGCACGAGGTCGATGCGGCGGGGGAGGCCCATGCCGTCGCGCTCGGTGATCGGGCCGACGACGTTGCCGGAGCGGTCGAGGTCGAACTGCGACGAGTACAGCCACTCCGTGATCGGGACGGACTCGCCACCCGGGGTGACCAGTACAGGAGGCTTTGCCACCTCGATCTGAACACCCTCGCGCCGGCGGTACGCGTCCAGCGGCATCGTCGAGATCAGGTCCGCACGCAGCCGGAGGCACGCCCACACCGCAGACGAGCGAAGCGCCGAGTCGGACGTAACAACGACCGAACCCGTACCGTTCGCGCCGTACCGATTGGGGATCAGGTCGGCTGCTGTCGTGAGGGCACGGCGACCGAAGAGCAGGCTCATGCGCTACCCCTCCGGGTCATGGCGAACGACAGGGCGAGGCAGAAGCCACCGAACACGGCCAGCGCGGCGGCGAGCCCGAACGCGAGCCACGCCGCAGCGGTCAACCCCACGACGCCGACGACGTCGAGGACGGTGGTCACGTCGGGGCGCTTGGGCATGACGCTCCGATCAGTAGGCAGAAGCGAGAAGTTCCGCGTCGGACTTGGGGGCGCGCTTGCCGCGCACCGCGTGAGCAGCGAGCGCGAGCGCGTACAGCGGCGACAGGTCGTCGCCCGGGTCCGCGTCGAACACCCACTCGCCGCGCTCCGTCGAACGGCGGGCGGCGGTGACTGCGGACTCGAGCGCGGTGTTCAGCTCGGGCGTGGTCTTGCGGATCGCCACCGGCTCACCGTCCGCGTGGATCAGGTCGTACAGCCCGGCGCACGCGCGGCGGACCTCGGTCGAGTTGAGCGACTTGAACCCGCGCAGGGACTCGATGTCGGACGCCAGCGCACCGGCAGCCATAGCGCCCGCGATGACGAGGGCCTGCGGCTTGTGGTTCGCCGTGAGGTCGGTCAGGTACGGCGCCACCCAGGACACGCCCTCGCGGTGCTCGATGAGCTCAAGGTGCAGTGCGCCGTCGCCACGACGTGACGCCACCGCCACCGACGACCATGCGCGGTCGGGGGTGACGTGCAGCGCGAACGAGACGCGGGAGCCGGGGGTCGTGCGGTCGTCCTGTCGCTTCCACCATGCGGGCAGGTGGAACAGGCCACCGCGGCCCTTCTCGTCCCACCAGCCGAGGCGCTCACGGGCGAACTCGGACGGGTTCAGCGACCGGCGCTCAGCGGCAATGTAGCGCGCCGAGATCCTGCCCCGGACGTGCGCGGGGTTCGCCGCCCGCCAGTTCGCGGGATCGTCCAACATGCAGCCGACCGCGTCGCGGTGGTGGTCGCAGTCGCGCGTCGCACACGCACCCGAAGGCGGCGCGCACCACTCGACGTAGACCAGCGACGGGTCGTTGCCAGCCCGCCCGCGATCCTTCACATCGTGCAGGACTGCGGAAGTCGCAAGGCCCGCCGAGGAGGCGTAGACCACGAGCGGGTCGGGGCGAGCCGACAGCGTCGGCATCAGGGCGCCCATCATCTCCGCAGTCAGGAACAGCGCCTCGTCGAGGATGACGAGGTCGCCGGACAGACCGCGACCGGACGCCTGCGACCGTGCGATGAACACGATGCGCGAGCCGTTGTGGAACTCGAACGCTTCCTCGCCGTTCGAGAACGACACCTTGGAGACGCGAGCCTCAACCTCGGGCGTGGTCTTGACGATGCGCAGCAGCGACAGGAACGCCTCGTGCGAGGTCTTGTAGCGGTGCGCCGACCACACGACCAGCTGGTCAGGGCGACGGATCGCGGCGAGCAGCGCCAGGGGCGCCAGTACCCCGCCCGTCTTGCCGTTCTGGCGGGCCTGGATCAGTGCCGCTTCTAGTGCCGCAAACCTGTCGTCGCCGTCCTCGTCGCGCACCGACAGGATCGCGTCGAGCGCGAGCACCTGCTCCGGGTCGAGCGTGATGCCGCAGATCGCGGCGAGGGTGACCGCCTGTGCGCCGAGCGAGTCGACCCGGTCGGGGATCGACAGGAACGCCGGCGGGACGAGGTCAGGAGGTGCGTCGGTTCCGTCGGTCGAGGAGTTCATCTATGCCGTCCTTAGCGACCGGCTTGCGCGCCGCGATCTCGGCCATCGTCGCCCGGAGCTCGCGGGCAAGGCCCGCCTTCGCCGAGGCTGGAGTGTCGGAACGCCGCAGGGTCGTCCGCAGCTCGGCTGCGATCTCCTCCAGCGTCAGGGGCTTGTCGTCCGCGACCGGGTCGGGCGTGGTGAACGGCAGGTCGACGACGACCGCGGGGGCGCGGTGGCCTCGTCCGTAGCGGACCCGGCACTTCGCGTCACAGAACTTGGCGCGCTTGTCGCGGCCCTCGAGGGAACCGCCGCACGCATCACACCGACGCATGGCACCTCCTCGGTTGCGCAACGCCTCCCGTGGTCAGCGGAGAAAATGAAGCGGGCGCGTTCCCCTCTTC